GACGTAACTGATTTTGCCAGCGGTGGATTCGTGGAGCTAGTGGGGGGCCTGAAGTCAGGAACCGTTTCACTGGACTTCCACTCTGACTATGGCGCAGGGGGACTATCCCAGACAATCACCGACGACCTAGTAGGAACCATCGGAACTGTCACCATCATCGCAGGTAACGGAACGGCCGCTTCAACAGCCACGCCGCTTTTTTCTGCCACCTGCCTCATCGAATCTGTAACTCCCGTTTCGGGGGCCGTAGGCGACCTCTCCACATGGAGCGTTAGCTGGCCCACCACCGGTGAGATTACTAAGAGCGAGTCCTAGGACTAAGCCGTGAAAATTAACCTACAACTAACTTTCGACGGAGGCGAGACTCGCGACATTGTTTGTAATGCCGCGGACATGGTCGCCTTCGAAGACAAGTACGGCGTCTCAGTAGCCAACCTGAGTTCCGACCCAAAGATGAGCTACATGCTTTTCTTGGCTTGGCACTCACAGAAGCGAACTGGGGCAACCAAAGACTCGTTTGAAAAATGGCTCGAGTCGATAGACATGGTGGGGCCGAGTGACTCTGACCCAAAATAGTTGGGTTGGGTGACTCGTCCGCCCACTGGTTCATCGCTGGACTCGCAGTCGAAACAGGTATTGCTCCGAGCGTGCTAATGCAGGAATCCGAGAGGATGCTCTGGACCATGCACCGCTGGCTGGTAGCTAAGAACCTACCGCCTAAATAGAGAAGGCCCTCCCTCCGGGGAGGGTTTTCTCGTTGGTAGAATTGAGAGATAAGGAGTGCCATGCAAAAAAGCAAACTAATCGGCAGTGCCGAGACAATGCGTGAGCTGAAGTACTACCGCGAAAAGGGCCTCCAAAACCAGTTCAAGAAAAGCATGAACTCCGAGCTGGAGCCAATTCTCAAACCGATTGAAGGCGAGATAAATTCGACCGTCACCTCTAGCCTCCAGAATCGAATGCGTGGAATGTTCCACAACGGACGCACCGGTTGGTCCGGCGTAGAGATAAAGGTCAAGACAAGCCTGAGGCCAAACGACCTAATCTTCATCGAGGGTAAGGGCCGCAATGCCGGCCTCGATACTCAGGTTGGTTTTGAGTACGCCGAGCTTGCTGGCATAAATCGCCGGCCACCTCGTCCGGTGTCTAAGGGGTGGGGAAGCAATAGCGTTGGCTACCACTCCTACATTTATGCTGACCAAGGAAAGGTCTTCAACAAGAGGCTGACGCAAACCTACGGCAGACCGGGTCGTTTCCTTTGGAAGAGGGTTATGAACCGTAAGAATACAATTGAACTAAAGGTCCTCAAGGTGGCAGAACTTTACAACATAAAGGTCAACAAGAAGCTAGCCACCCAAGTAGGGCTGACGACAATGAGGGTTAACTAATGGCAATCAAAATTCGGATTGTTTCTGAGTTCGACAAGCGCGGTCTAAAGCAAGCCGAACAACAACTTGGTGGTCTCGCTAAGACTGCCGGCATTGCACTGGCCGCCGTAGGCGCGGCTATGACCGCAGTGGCCGTCAAGTCTGTCCAAGAGTTCTCAAAGTTTGACGCGGCCCTCACCCAGTCCAAAGCCATCATGGGTGACCTCACCAAGACCATGGAAGAGGACATGGCGAATGCGGCTCGTGAAGTCGCTAAGGCCACAACCTTTAGTGCCGAAGAAGCCGCGCAGTCATTCTTCTACCTAGCGTCCGCTGGTTTGGACGCAGAGGCATCCGTAGCGGCCCTGCCTCGAGTAGCGCAGTTTGCTCAAGCTGGAATGTTCGACATGAGTCGAGCAACCGACTTGCTCACCGACGCGCAGAGCGCACTGGGTCTAACTATTCGCGACGACGCAGTCGCAAACATGGAGAACATGATAAAGGTCTCGGACGTTTTGGTCCGGGCCAACACTTTATCGAACGCAACCGTCGAGCAGTTCTCCACCTCGTTGACAACCAAGGCCGGACCTGCCCTCCGTACTTTGGGCAAGGACATGGAAGAAGGTGTCGCGGTTCTAGCCGCGTTCGCCGACCAAGGCATCAAGGGCGAAGAGGCCGGTACTCAGCTCTCCATCGTTCTTCGTGACCTCTCGACCAAGGCAATCAAAAACAAAGAAGACTTTGCCGAGTTCGGAGTCTCTGTATTCGACGCTAACGGTGAGATGCGTAACCTTGGTGACATTGTTGCCAACCTTGAGGACGCCCTCGAGGGAATGAGCGACGAAACCGCTAAGGCTACATTGCTACAAATGGGCTTTGCAGACCGTTCGGTCCAGTCGATTCTTGCCCTACTTGGAACCTCAGACGCCATCAAGAGCTACGAGACCAACCTCCGGTCCGCCTCTGGCTTCACTGACGAGGTAGCCAACAAGCAACTTGACACCTTCAACTCGCAGTTAAAGCTTCTGGAATCCGCCTTCGTTGACGTTGGTATTCAAATTGGTGAGATTCTCACGCCCTACTTGCGCGACCTCATCCCGGTCATTCAAGAGCTTTTGCCGGTCCTAGGTGACAAGATTGCCGAGGCAATCAAGAAGGTTGACTGGGAAGGACTCATCGAGTCCGTCGCTGACTTCATCACCCTCATCGTTGACAACATCGACAACATCGGGAAGCTGGCAGTCGGTCTAGGAATTGCAACGACCGCACTTGGAATCTACGCGACAGCGACTCTAGTTGCAATCACCCACACTAAGGGCCTAACCATTGCTCTGCTAGCAAACCCATGGGGCATAGCCGCGGTTGCAGTAGCAGGTCTCACGGCACTTCTCATAGCAAACAACGGTGAGGTCGACAGAGCTACTGAGAATTACCGACAGCTAAGCTCTCAGATTGACCAGACCAAGTACTCAGAAAAGAACCTTGCTGACACCTACCGCGAGAACGCTTATGTCGCTAGCAAGTACGGCGTCGAGACCGACGACCTCCGAGATGCAAACCTCAAGCTTGCAGGTGCGGCTGACATGGTGTCGGGTGAGCTGGGCCGTTTCAACTCAATCAAGATGGACCGTCTACGCGCTGAAATCAACGCGACTAAAGATGCAACCGAAAGCCTAAACGAAGCCTCAAGGCAGTACGGTCTTGCACGCATGGGAATCTTGACCGGCGAAGCTTCGGGTCGCGGTGCAGAAGTAAAGAAGGCCCTAGAGTCCACACCATTCATAGGCAGTACCGGGCCAAGCAAGCAACAACAAGCTTTCGAACAGGCGCAGAGGCTTATCAAAGACTCGCAAAAACGACTGGCCGACGCCCAGAAGAGCTACAACAAAACCATCATGGACGCCAACGAGCGTTACGCCGACAACGTCGAGCGACTTCAGAAGGAGTTTGCCGGACGCCTCGAGGGAATCATCCAGTCTTCCCAGAACCGTTTGCGTGACGCTTACCGTGGCGCGGTCGAGGTTAGCCTCACAAGCCTTTTTGACCGTGAGGAGGAGAAGTCAGTCGAGGGGCTAGTAAAGTCTCTCAGCGACCGTCTGACGGCTTCTAGGAGCCTACTAGCTAATTCAGCCGCCCTAGCTTCGCAAGGATTCTCGCAGACTTTCATCGAGCAAGTTGTCTCCGCCGGTGTTGAAACGGGCAACGAGCTTGCAAGCGCAATCCTAGAGTCGACTCCGGACACTCAGCGCGAACTTCAAAATCTATTCTCGGCCATCGAGACCGAGTCTAATCAAGGCATGGATGCGCTGGCCGCTTCTATCTATGAAAAGCAGGGCCTAGCCACAACTCAGCTCAAGGACCTCTACGAGTCGACCACTCAGGAACAAGTTGACGCCATGATTGAGCAGGCTCAGATTCTCGACGAGTCGCTAGTCGAAGCCAATGACAAGTTCATCGAGGCCGTCATCGAAATCAAGGAGGCATTGCAGGAGCAACTAGCCGAAATGGAAGATGGCTTTGGTGGCATGGAAAACACCATCGACCAGTTCATCGGAAAGCTTGACGAGGTTATTCTCAAGTACAAGGAGCTAGGCGAGGTTGCAAAAAACCAGAGCTTCGACATTCCGGGAGCCGCCGGTGAAATTATCAAGACGATGCCAATGCCAAGCAGTGCGCCAACGCAAACGCCTACCGGTGGTAATACCTACGTCAACGTGACCGTCAAGACGGACCCGACGGAGTCCGGGGCCATGGCAGGTAAGGCGGCCGCTAACGTCATTCAGAGATACGCAACGAGGGGTGGCGCAATCAAGGGCCTCAAGGTAGCGGCAGTCTAGTGGCAGTTCCAACACCGCTCGTCGAGCTAGGGTTCGACCTAACAGAAACCGGGACTGGTCCGTTCTTTCGACTAGACGACCCAGTGAGAGGAGTCCTAGACAACGAGGACTGGCTACTAGGTGGCACTCTTTTCTATGACGTGACAGATTACGTCCGTACCATCGCAATCAAGCGTGGCAAGAATCAAGCCTTGAATCAGTACGAGGCCGGACTTGCAAACATCGTTTTCAATAACAACGACCGTACCTTCGACCCGGTCTACGAGGACTCCGTTTACTACACGCAGATTATCCCTAAGCGACAGGTACGAATTAGCTCCGGAGGCGAGCTTCAGTTCTACGGCTTGGTCGACGACTGGAACTTGAGCTACACACCGGACGGGGACTCTCTAGCCTCAGCCGCTTGCTCTGACGCTTTCACCTCACTTGCTACCCAGAACTTGTCCGAAAGGACTAACAGCGTCCAGCAATCGGGCGACAGGTTGAACACCATTTTGTCTTTGCCAGAAATCGACTGGCCACTAGAAGAGAGAGACATAGAGACTGGGGCCATGGAGCTAGGGGCCGACACAATAGCCGCCGGTACAAACGCCCTTGACTACATTCGACTCATCTCGCGGTCAGAGCCGGGAAGCTTCTTTATCTCTAAAGAGGGGGTCATTGTTTACCGCGACAGGCGGACCGGCCCAAGCTCCGAGGGACTTACGTTTGCCAACGACGGGTCGGGCATTCCGTTCAATAACCTGCAAGTAGAGTACGGGTCAGAGCTTCTCTACAACGAAATCGTCGTCACCTCGGCTCTTCTGGAAACAGGGTTTCAAGCGAACGCGACTGCCTCCATAAATGACTACGGAGTCTTCAACCTAACTCGTGAGGGCCTGCTCATAAACAGCGACGCCGACCTCGAGGCTTATGGTCGGTTCTTGGCAAGCAAGTTTGCCGAGCCAGAGTACCGTTTCAAGTCTCTTCAAATTGTCTTGGACCAGCGCACTCCATCTCAGCAGACCGACCTCCTCGCGCTGGAAATGGGAGACGTAGTCCAAATAAAGTTCACGCCAAACAACATAGCTCCGGCGATTGAGAAGTACGCAGAAATCATTGCAATAGACAACACGGTCGACTCGACTAACCATGTCATGACCTTGGGCTTCGCAACACTGGACTTCTCGTTGCTGGTCCTAGACGACGCCGTGTTTGGTAAGCTAGACAATGGACACGCTCTGGCGTTCTAAAGGAGAAATAAATGGCAGGTTTGGGTAGAAGAGTCTGGAGCGCAGGCGACGTCGTCGCGGCCGCAGACGTACAAGGATACCTCCAAGACCAGAGCGTTATGGTCTTTGCAGACTCAACAGCTCGCACCGAGGCAATTGAAACACCGACGCAGGGCATGGTCTCTTATCTGCAAGACACCTCGACGCTTCAGGTTTACGGAACTGCTTGGGCAGACGTTAGCTCACCGGGAGACATTACCGCAGTAACCGCAGGGACCGCGCTAACAGGTGGA